GAGTCGACAAATGAGTATGACGGACGTCGAATCTTTCGCGTTTAAAATCCATGAAACCTTGGGCCCGGGTTTTAGTGAACGGGTGTATCACAACTGCATGGAAGTTGAATTGCGTAAACACGGGATACAATACGAGTCGGAGAGATGGCTTCCTATTTATTACGAGGGACACACGGTGGGCACCCTACGTGCTGACATAGTGATAGACAATAAGGTCATATTAGAATTTAAAGCGGTGGCTAAACTAAACGGGGCCGCGGAGACGCAGGCGCGAAACTACCTCGCCCTCACCGGTCTTCGAGAGGCGGTGTTGATAAACTTTGGGAAATCTCTGGAGTGCCGTCGGGTGGTGGCGTGTGCAGCAGAGAGTACATCATCATCGCATACCACGGAGCCATGAACTCGTATGTTTTTTTAGTTTCATCGTGATACTTTTTCGGATTTGCGAGTCCCTCCGTCAAGATTTCGCGCGCGCGGTCGAGGTGGAACTGGGCCTCTTTGATGCAGTAGTCTTTATAATCCATTACCAATACTAACGTCACTAACCTTTAAATCGTGGGGATATATTCCCACTGCAACTCGTTACATATTTTTTGCCATATACAATCCATCGCGTGCAACTTTTCCTTGGACTTGAGGAGGGGGAAATACGGGAGGAAGGTGTCCTCCCCCAGGAGTTCACACAACTTGTAGAGGGTGTAGGAGTAACTCAAAAAGTTTTTGCGGTTCGGGGGGCACACCTTGTCGAAGGGTTCTTGAATCTGGTTGAAAAGGAGTCGCAGTTTTTGTTCGAGCACCTGACTCATCTGCGGTGGGCGCACCCCGTTCAAAAGACAACAGATGAGGGGCACGTGTTCGTAGTATTTCTGCATGCGCAACTTTTTCAGCAAGGTCCGAACGCGCGCGTGGGTGATGTCCTCCCTCTTCTTGAGTTTGAGTTTTTTCAACTCCTCGCGAAGGGTGACGACGACGTCTTCGGGGATGTTGCACATTTCCGCGCCTTGAAACTGCGAGAGCCACTCGGAGAAGTGATTTTGACGTTTGTAACTGTAGTTAATCACCTTTGTCGAACTCTCCTGCTCCTCTCTGTACGTCAACTCGTCGGAGATGATAGCGGCCACGACGGCTCCGCATCCATCGCACACCATCTCACTCGTGTCGTGAAAGTGGACGATGTTGGACGTGGGTCCACACGTCGAGCACTCCTCCCTCGGGCGCGCGGTGAGGTGGGGCCTGTCCACGTGCACACCCTCGACCTCCACGAGGTAATCGGTGTAGATGTCCCCGCGTGCGAGACCCACGGTTTCTTTGGCGTTGAAGACGTTGTCGGTATTCGTCTCCTCGGTCGCCTCCTCCGTGTATTTCTCCATGAACGGGAGGCATCGCATGATGTAATCCGCCATCTCCGTCTCCACACTGCGACGCTCGAAAGCGGTGGACGAGGAGTCGATGAGAGATTCGTACTCGGAAATTTTATTGTTGTAACGACTTAAAAAATTCCCCTCCATATAAATTAAATATGATACTGAATCTTTTAACCTCCGCGTTCGCGTTGTATCGTAAATTCACGACGCCACCGAATTGGCGCGTGATCCAAGAGTCGTTGGAATACGACGTGATACACGACGTGAAATACGAGGTCGAGGATGATTTCTGGGCCACCGAGGCGAGGGATTGGGACGACCGCGTCCTCACCTCCTTCTGGGTGGACTGCACCGGTCGGGGCGTTCGAAACACAGTCGTTCCGAACTGTGTGTCGAAGACCATTCTTCGCGTGAAATACTGGTACAACGGCAAGGTGTACAAGATGGTCACGGACGATTTGCACGCCCCGTTTCCCCCGGACCAAAAGAAATCCATGACCTTCTCCCTCCCTTTCATCGCGGCCTGGCTGTGCGACGAGGACGACAAACCCGTGAAAAACGTGACCGAGAAGATTCGCCGCCTCGCGGGTCCTCACAGCGATTTCCACCACCAACGCGTGGCGCTTCGCGACGTGCTCTACTACGACGAGGATTATCTCAGAGAGGTGTATCCAAAGTTGAAAATTACAAACGCCCTCGGGCTTCACAAAGTGGTGTCCACCCTCGATGGGTACACTACTGATTTTCTTCAATTTTAGTGGCTAGATAAAATTTAATGTCACCCAAAGAAGCAACCATGTATTTCAAAATCAAAAACCGATTTTCTTTTTCTTGTAAAATCTGAACCGTGCTCGCCATCGACGTGGCCTTGGTGAAAATGTTCAGGTATCGGAGCGAATACAAGCCGTGAATGTCGTGGTCGATCGTCTCCACGGTCTCGATCGTCGTCTCCTGGTTCGCGAAATCACCCGCGCACGCGAGACGGAGGATGTTTTGCTTTCGAACGATGGAGATCTCCGAACCGATGTTGCTCATGTCCCTGCACAGACGTTGGAAATCCGCCGAAGGGAGGGTCGTCGTGCACACGGTGGCCATGTCGATGTCCGGGACCTCGATCCTCGATTCGTTGATGTCTAGGAGTTTTAACTCGAATTTCGTCGACGTCTTCTTCCCCTCGGAGACGATCTCCACGGAGAGGAACTCCTTGCACTTGATGGACAGGCGGAGGACGTCGGAGTTGGTCACGCTCTTGAGGAGTTTGAAAAAGTTGCTCACGTTGATCCCACAGACGATCTCTTGTTCCTGGCACGAAAACTCCTCGAAATCCTCGGCGTTGAGGTGCATGTCAATCAGGGACGTGCGCGCGGTGTCGAGCGTGCACAGGGAGACCCCTCTCGGGGAGAAAATGAGATTGCAGTCGTTCAAAATGTCCTTGAGTGTTTCAAACACATTCTTAACGGCGGTGGCCTGAATCGTGCAGAGATGCATCATCCTTTTGACTAAGAAAGCGCGTAAAATCTTTAATTACTCCACCTTGTCTTCGTACGCCACCCCTGAGACCTCGCGGTTGATTTTATCCTCGAGTTCCTTCGTCATCGGGGGTTGGAGGGACTTGCCGTAATCGTCGAGGCTGAAGATGTCGCTGTCGGTGTCGTTGTTTTCGATGTCAGTCATCGAGCACCCACCACCCAGGGCGCACCAGGTCACCTCCTTCGACGGCAGCAGGCTCTCCAAAAAATTGGTGATCTCCTTGCCCACCAAAAATTTCCCATTCTTCGTGAGCATGGTCGGCACGCGTGTGATTTTATTCCTGTACTGGGACGGGAGACCTTGCGTGTTGATGTTGTGATACGTCACGAGTTGTTTCAATTGGTGATGCTTGTGGATGAATTCGATCACCTGTTTGCAGTGCGCACATTTCGGGGAATATACCAGCAAGGACATTCTCTCTTCTCTGATGTAGTCTTCGAAATTCACTGAAAAAAAATTGACGCATATATAATAGTAATGAACAAGTGGACTCTGATCGTCGTCCTGATATTGGCAGTCGTCGCCATCACAATGATCCCCAGTAGAGAGGCTTACCTCGAGCGCGAGTTCTTCGGGCTCTCAGGGTACGTCCGCCCTCGAGAGGTGAAACTCGACGACAAGGCTCCGGATCTCAACGGATTCAAGGAGGTCGAAGCCAAGGTGAACAACGATTTGATGAATGAATTCGTGATGAAGACCGCCGCGGAAATCGAGAGACGCACCAAGATGTGCGTGGCCATCATCGAGACGACCACGGTCAAGCGCTATCAAGGCGAGGGACAGGAGTTGTACGAGTGCCAATTCATGGCGATGAAGAAGGGTGGATTCCCGTTCGCCTTCGCCGTCGTATCCACGATGAGCATGAAGAGCGGCTCCGCCACCGTGATCGGCCTGCGCACGCAACCCGTGGGGGTGCAGGCACCGAGCGATGTCGGGGCGTTCGAGGACACGGGCGCCGGTCGTGAGTTTTTGGATTACAAATTCGTCACCGAGGTCACGCCGACCATGGGTGAGTTAGAAGAGGCTAAAATTTAAAGTGAAATAAAAATTAGGAGGATGCCCCTAGACATCCGAGAGATTGAAAAGATCGACAACGAAAAAAAGGAGAAAAAAAAAGAATTGTACACTCGGATTTATGAACAGTGGGAAAGGAAAATTCGAGCGGCGGTCGATCACGGGCATCAAAAATTCATCTTTCTTCAGGTGCCACGCATGGTCATGGGGTACCCATCGTTCGACAGAGACAAGGCCGCGAGGTGGCTCACCCGTCAGTTCGAGAAGGGTGGGTTCGTGGTGCAGAACATGGGTCACGAGGTCTACGTCTCGTGGGACGTGAAAAAACCGAAAAAGAAAGTAGAACAACAGGGACAGGTGTCATTCGATGAGTTAGAATTCCCAACCTTGGTGAACCTCAAAAAGGCGGCGGATAAATATAGGAAGAACGCGTGAGACTTTGTAGTTTTAATTTGTAGACGTAATAATAGTAAAATCGATCATGTCGGCCGATATGCTTAACGTTTTGTGCGAGGCGAAGAAGGAATACACAGCCCAACTGTGTCACATCATGTGCCCGGTGATGATTGAAACTTTTCAGGAACTCTACGAAACCGCGGTGAGAGACTCGAAAAACAAGAAACCCCTCCTTCAGTTTCAAAAACACCTCAAGGAGGTTCCGAACTGGTCCAACGCGATGTCTAAGAACCACAGCGACAACATCACCGACAGGTGCGCGTGGTTTTCCGACCTCTTGGCGGCGGTTTTCGTCTCCTTCGTCAAGATTTTGTCCTCGGTGCGTCTGCGCGCGGAGAACAAGAAGATCTCCCTCAAGGTGCCCTCCAACGAGGTGTTCATCCAGACCTGTTACAACAATTGCGCCAAGGATTTGTATCGAGACCCCTACGTGTTCCACGAGGAACAGAGCGAATACGAGAGGGATTTGCGCCTCACGAAGCGTTTCACCGAATGCATCGAGGCCACGGTCAAGGAACTGATTCCGGTGGCGGAAATCTTGAAGACGTACATGAGCACCGAAGACAAGAACATCGATCTCGAAGCCGTGGACGAGACGATGTCCCCGGAAGACGACGTCGTGGAAGACGAAGGAGAAGCGCTCCCAGAAGAACCCGCGGCGCCGGTGGAAGAACCCGCGACGGAGGAGGCCCCGACCGAAGAATCCGCCCCGATGGATGGCGCGGCGCCGGAGCAAGCGCCGATGCCGATGGGGTTGGAGAACGAATTCAAAACCATCCCGAACGTGCAGGTGCCCCCAGAGGAGGAGGAGGAGGAACTCGAGTCCGCACCAGCGCCACCGTCCGTCGCACCGGCACCCCCCGCGCCGGCGCCCATGTTTTTCAACGACGCCCCAGAGGCTAGAAAAAAACCTGATTATATTTAAAGTATGGTTGAACTCAGCGATTACCTGCGGGACCCGATGGGGGCCGCCATGATCGCGGCAGGCATCACGGCTCTCTACATTCACGCGAAGGCTCGACTCAACAACGAAGGGTCCCTCGCCTTGGCCCAATACACGAAACCGGCGTCGCTGGTGGCGATTTTGGTGTATTTCATCGTGTCCCAGGGGATTGGACAGAGAGAGGTGATTTCCACGGACCCGTTTTAATTTAAAGATTTCCCTCGTCAATTAGATATACATACCGAAAAATGGCGTCCGTTTCCGCCTTCAACGATATGCTCGCTCAATTTTTGACCGAACTCCAAAAATGTGTACCAGAGGAGAAGGGCATCGCCAAATTCCAAACGCAATTCGACATGTTGCGCCAGGCGAACCCGCGGAAGTGCGTCGACGCCTACATGGCTGGAATCACCCCCTTCGCGGAAAAGATTTCCTCAAAGGACGACACCTTCATCACCGAAGACCTCACGTCGATCGAATTTTTGAAGGACCTCAACATCAAGGAGCACTGGAGTGAAAAACTGAGTGATAACACCAAGGGTGCGATTTGGCAGTACCTGCAGACGCTCTACATGCTCGGCACGACCATCGTCGCGATCCCACAGGACACCCTCTCGCAGATCGAAGCCTTGGCGCAGAACGCCGCGGCGCAGATGGAGGACAGCGGTTCGTTGAACCAGGATGCCCTCATGAAGACCATGAGCAACATGTTAGGTGGGATGCTCAACAAGTAAATATAATCTAAAGTTATTGTAATATGACCGTGTGGTTTGACGATCCTAAACAACTCATCCGCGCCGATAAGACCCACCTCTTTTGGCCCACGGCCTCGCAGACCCCAGACGAACGCGTGAACGCGAGTTCGAGATTCGTGGTCTACGCCACGTGCGCGCTCTACGCCATCCGACGCGACGTGCGCATTTTCGTCCTCGGTGCCACTGTGCTGGCGGTTCTCTATTTCATGCACCGCAGCGAGTTGGTGCGCTCCTCCTTCGGTCGCCCGGCGCAGACCGACGACGAACACACCGGGTGCACCCTCCCGACCGAGGACAACCCGATGGCGAACGTCCTCCTCACCGATTACTCCGACAACCCGAACAGACCGGCGGCGTGCTATTACCCCTCGGTGAAGCCCCTCGTCCAAAAGTTCAGCGACGAGACGTTCCGATTCGACGCCGGACGCTCGCGCACGGCGCTCCCGGAATACCAGAGAAAGGCGGCCGCCAGGCAGTTCGTCACCGCCCCGGTCTCGAGCATCCCAGGCGACCAGACCGCGTTCGCGGAGTGGTGCTACGGCCCGAAGAACGGCCCACTGTGCCGGGACACCCCGGGTGCGTGCAACCCGAACGCTCGCGGGGCGCAGTTGGAGGGATTCCGAGGTTTGGACGTGCACACTGGCGACAAAAGATAATCTCACTTACTAATAATACAACATTATGGCGTATCAACTCCAACCCGGATTGAAAATTGTCAAGGACGCCGAGGTGCAGCCGAAGGTTCGCGCGGACGACCAGTTCTTCGCCTACCCGCAAGGCTCTCGGGCGATGGTGTGCGGAGGGTGCAGGCCGAACACCATGCTCTACGGCACGGCGCCGTTCAAGGCTGGCAAGGGTGCGCCGGCGCGATTCATCGACACCGACGACGAACTCCGTCCGCAAAGCACTACGCGATGGAACCGACAGTACGCCACCCCGGTGGCCGATCGTCTCCACCCGATCATGGACGTCCACTGCAAGTTGCCCGTGCGCGCCATGACGTGGGAACCGGTGTCTTCTCGCGCGGAGATTCAGAACGCGATGTTCCACCAAAGGTATGTCACCAAAAAATAAATGTGAGGTAACAATAGTACATAATGGCTGACCCCATTTCTCTTATGGCTATCGCTGGACTGGTCTACGCCGGTCGAAAAATGGGCGAAGGTGAGGTCGAGGCGCCACCCCAACAAGCGCCAG